TTGCGGGGCCTCGAGGCCCGGGGTCGTCGCGCCATGAGACCGGCGACCGTGCATGCGCTCGCGCAGGCGATCCGGCATGGCCGCGGCCTGCTGGCGACCCTCGAGAAGTGGCTCGCGGCGACCCCGCCCGAACAGGTCGCCGGCGAGCTCACGCTGGCGCTCGCGGCCGCGCGCGGCGCCTTGTGGGAGCTCAATACGACGCTCGGCCGGCCCCGGTCCTCGACCGCGCCCGCGCCGGCGTCGCGACTCATCAACGATCGGCCCGCCGACCCGGCCGCCCGATCCTCGAGGCCCGACGGCCTCTGAATAGGACCGGACGACCATGGCATTCGCAGGCATTCGCGCGTTTCTCGAGCTCGGCGACGGCGCCTCGGGCAAGGTGAACGTCAGCACCTGGCTCGACGGGATCACCCCCTCGAGCGATACCGACGAGCTCGACGGCACCACGTTTCAGCCCGGCGTCGCCGCGCCGACGAAACAGATCATTGCGGGATTCAGAACCCGCGCGCTCTCGCTGTCGTGCAAGTGGAGCCCCGAGGCCGAAGTGTTTTTCACGGGGATCGAAGGCAAGACCGGCCTGCCGTATACGTACGGCCCCCTGGGCAGTGATGCCGGCATGACCGGGATCACGGGGATCTGTAACTGCCTGAGCTGGACGGGGCCCGATTCGAAGGTCGACGGCGTGATCACGGCGACCTGCGAGCTGCGCTGCGATACGCGCGAGCTCGGGGTGTTTGACGGCAGCGGGGCCGTGACCCCGGCGCCGGGCGCGACGGGCGCGACCGCGGGGACCCCCGGCAGTTTTACCCCGGCCGGCGCCTCGACGCCGGCGAACCAGGCCGCGCTGTCGTCGGTCGTGGCGAGCCCCCTCACGGCCTGGACGACCGGCCAGCACGTGATCACGGCTGACGCGCAGCATGCGCACTGGAACGGCACCGGCTGGATCGTCGGCAACGCGGCCTAAGCGGGCCGCCTGGATTCACCTCCGCCCCGCGGGGCGCACGTGAGAGGCACACATGATCACGATCGAATTCGACCGGACCCGGCAGCTGCAGTACGACCTCGCCGCGATCCGCGACCTCGAGGCCCAAATGAATGGCGAGCCCCTCGGCGTGATCGTCGGGCGCCTCGCCAACCTCGGCGTAAATGCGCTCGTGCTCGCGCTGTGGGCCGGGCTCAAACACGAAGACCGCGCCTTGTCGCCGGGGCTCGTGACGAAACGGCTCGAGACCTACCTGAAGGCCGGCAAGCCCCTGCGGGCCCTGGCCGACGGGATCAACGATGCGCTGGAAGAGTCGGGGCTCTTCAAGGCCGCGGCCGACGAGCCCGCCGACCCTTTGGCGCCGACGCCGGGGGCGTAACGCTGTGGGCGTTTCGGTCCTGGCTGACGTGGGCCGAGGCCTTCGGGCTCGGCGAGCTGCGCCTGACCCCGCGCGCGTTTTGGCGTTTGACCCCGCGCGAGTTTCGGCTGCTCGAACAGGGGTTCGAACGCCGCGACGATCGCGCCTGGGAAAAATTCGCGACGCTCGGGCTCTGGATCCTGGCCCCCTACAGCAAGAAGAAATGGACGGCCGCGCAGCTGCTCGGGCGCCGGCGGCCGTTTGTGACCCGGCCCCCGCGGCCCGACGACGACCAGGCCGACGACGCGCGCGAGCTCGCGCAGGCCCGCGCGCTCGCCGATGCGATCAAGTGGGCCCGAAAGGACTAACCCCGTGGCCTCGGTCACGCTGACCCTCACCGGCATGGAACCCCTGCAGCGCGCGCTGAAGAGCGCGCCCGAGGCCGTGAACGAGCTCGCCGCCGATGCCGTGACGAAGACGGCCTTCGCGACCGCGCAGCGCGCGCGCGCCCTGGTCCCGGTCCGCACGGGCGCGCTCAAACGCGCGATCGACTCGGCGCCGGCGCGCAAGACGAAAGACGGGCCGACCGGCCGGGTCGGCCTCAATACGCGCGACGCCTTCTATTGGAAGTTTGTCGAATTCGGCACCGTGCACCACCCCGCCCGGCCGTTTTTCCGCCCGGCCGCCGAGGCCGAATCGACCGAGTATGTCGCGCGGATCCGCGCGATCGGTCCGCAGCTCGAGCGCGACCTCGCGACCTCGAGGTTTACGTAAATGGCCCCGATCGCCAACCTCACGATCCGGATCAGCGCGCAGATCGCCGAGCTGCAGAAATCCTTTGCCGACGCGAACAAGGCGACCAAAAACTTTCAAGACAATTTCGCCGGCATGGCGACCGCGGCCGCGACCGTCGGCACGTTTCTCGGGAATGTCTTTACGAAGATCGCGAGCTCGATCGCCTCGACGCTAGGGAAGGCCGTCGGCGATGCCGTGAAATACGCGCAGCAATTTCAAAACGCTTTCCTGGGGCTCGGCAGCGTCGCCGCGGCGAACGGTATCAGCATGAACGCGGCGACCGCGGCCGCGAAAGCGCTCGCGGCCGACGGCCTGATCCCCGTCGGCGATGCCGCGAAGGGCCTCAAAAACCTGCTCGCCAAAGGATTCAATCTCGAGCAATCGACCCGCCTCATGAATGCCTTTAAGGATTCGGCCGCCTTCGGGCGGCAGTCCGCGCTGTCGATGGGCGAAGCTGTGAGCTCGGCGGCCGAGGGCGTGAAAAATCACAACAATCAGTTGGTCGATAACGCCGGCGTCACAAAAAACCTCTCACAGATCCTCAAGGCCTACGGCTACCAGCTCGAAGACCTCGACGACAAAACCAAAGGCGCCGGCGCGCGCCAAGCGCTCTATAACGGGATCCTGAAAGAAACGGCCGCGCAGGCAGGCGACGCCGCGCGCGCCTCGGGGACCTATACCGGCGCAATGTCCGCGCTGGAAACGTCGTATGTGTCCCTGCTCGCGACCTGGGGCGAAGCGATCACCAAAAACAAAAGCGTGCAGACCGCGCTCGTCGCCGTCGCCGACGGCCTGCGCTCCGTGACCGACTGGCTCGGCAAAAACGATCGCGCGTTTAACTTTGTGTCGGATGCCGTGATCTTCCTGGTCGAAACGCTCGCGTCACTCATTCGCGGCTTTGACAACCTGCAGACCGGCCTCGCCGAGATGGACAAGGCCTTGTCGGGCACCGTGCGGATCGCGATCGTCGGGATCCAAAAGATCACCGACCTGCTGATCGACCTGCTCAAGATCGCGGTCAAGGTCCCCGGCGTCGCGAAGGCGATCGGGTTTGCGGGGCTCGGCGATGAGGTCGCCGGCCTGATCGTGCTGAACACGAAGGCGCGCACGACGCAAGAAGCGATGAACGCCGAAATGCAAGTCACGCAGACCCGCTCGCGTGACATGAGCAAGACGCTGCAGGGCCTGGCGACGAAGATCGATGGGGTCGCCGCGAAGGTCAAGGCCGCGAAGGGGCAGCTCGTCGAGCTCGGCGAGACCACAAAACCAAACAACCTCGAGCAAGGCGGCCTCGAGAAGCTGAGCAAAGAAGCGATCAAGGCGCAGAAGGTCTTTGCGAAAGTCCTCGCCGACATTCACGAATTCGAGGCCGGGGTCGGGATCCAAGACTTTAGCGACATGTTCGATTGGAACAAGGCCGTACAAAACGCGAAGATCATGCGCAAGCAGATCACCGACGAGCTCAGTCTGATCGACATTGAAAAAAAGGTCCCGGTCGTCGAGATCGACAAGATGTTTGATTGGGACAAGGCCGTACAAAACGCCAAGATCATGAAGGCCGAGATCACGGCCGAGCTGACGAGCCTCGAGACCGCGATCAAACCCGACCTGCAGGCCTGGTTTGCGGATCTGCCGAACGTGATCCGGGGCGCCATGGCAAACGGCGGATCGATTTTCGAGGCCGTCGGCCGGTCCGCGGGCGCCTCTTTCTCGGCGGCCTTTGCGAAACACCTCAAGGCCGCGACCGACGCCGGACGCGCGCTCACGGGGGGCGAGAAGGGCCTCGGCGTCGCGGCGATCGGGCTCGAGGGGTTTTTCGGCGGCTTTGATATCGGCCGATCGGGGGGCAAGACCAAAGGCGCCCTGGGCGGGGCGGCCTCGGGCGCGCTGTCGGGCGCCATGGCCGGCAGCGTGATCCCCGGGATCGGGACGGTCGTCGGCGGGGCGATCGGCGGGATCGCCGGCCTGTTCGGCGGCATGT